TGCATTTGCATCCACTCCTGTATCAGATAGAATGCCTCGGTCTCTAGAGACTAAGGCGGCCTTAGAAGTCAATGCAGGCATGATCTGCTTGGCTGGCGTAACAGTGTTGCCGCACTGTTACGTCGCCGTCCCACTTATATTTAAAATCCTCCCAAAGGCCGCCTTATTCAGACGGCCTTTTATTTATATTTGCCTACAAATAGCGCAACTCTTTCGCTTTTGCGATGATACGTTCAGCGACTTTAGCCTCAACCGCCGGAAGCAGATGGGCACCGCCGTCTTGTGAGAGTGACAACGGCATTACGCCGTCCGTTTGCGCTTTTTTATCCGCCTCATTTGGCGTGAGGCCGCTATCCGTCCAAATCTGATCAGATAAAATATATTGCTCAATATCAAAGACATTATTGCCATATTTAGACTTGAGCCAATTATTAAATTGATCCTTGAGCTGATGTCGGTATGGGTGGTTTTCTTTAGCCCAACCCGGCTTATTATCAGCCCATACAGTCAGGACAATATAACGGGGAGACTCTTTAGGCTGAACTTGTTGAATACATTTTTCAACATAGCTTTTGATTCGCTCTAATACCGTCTGCCAGTTGCCGATATTTGCGCCGTTAATATCATTCTTTGCTGTTGCCAACACACAAATACCATCGACACCGCCGCTGTTTTTCAGGCGTACCGGATATTTTTTACCCGGAACAACGCTATGAGCCTGGCTATCGCGCGGAATAACTTTAATATTGGCGGTTTGGCCGGTCATGACCGCCTCAATGTCATCGCCAATAATAACGACGGTAGAGTGCATACTGAAAGGCGTAACGCCTTCGCCGTAAACCAACTCTCCATCAACCATCACGCCATTCGCTTTTGCCGGAATAGTATCGACTTTAAAAGTAACTTCCACCGGGCTGCCGTCCATCGACATCAAGGCATACGCAGCCAGACTGCCGCCCTGTGCGTTGTTTACAACCGGCAGATTTTCAGCGGCGGCAACACTCACAGCCTGACCGCCGATACGTGCATTGGTGGAGTCGCCGAAGAAATTGAGGCTACGTTTCAATGCAGAAGGAGGGGAAGGAGGAGCTACCGGGCGTTCCGCTTCTTTAGGCGGAACCACAGGGCCGGACGGCATAACGGTATGGCGCTCATGCTCGACCGGTGCGCCAATATATTGAATGCCGAATCGGTCGCCTTGCTGCAAGATATCAGAAATATTTTCAGGTTTAGCGCAATAACGCAGGTCAATAATACAGTTGTGCGGCTGAACAAGAGCGTATCCGTCCTGTTCATCGGTTAACGCGACTAATTTATTGTCACGCAAAGAGAAATTGACCCAATCACCGGCACGCGTACCATCCGGCACTTTTACCTTCACACGCGTCAAGGCAGTGGCTTCAAATTTTAAAATGTCGCCGATACCGACACCTAACACTTCAGCTCGCATAAAACCTCCTCAAAATAATAATAATTATTTTAAGACGTTATACGAAAGCAACGCCTGGCTATACTGCACTTATCCTTATACACCAAGCTCCAAAACAGTAGTATCGGGAGCCTGACCAAGGATACGGTTACTCAAGACATCATAAAACACGCGCTGATTTAAAGCGGCTTGCCCGCTTAAAACAAGATTGCCGCCGCTTTGCGTTTGCGCCGCCCATGAGCCGCCGCCCAAATCGCCCGTTATTTTGGCAATGCCGCGCTGTTCGCGCTTGAGCAGTGCCGTCAGGTTTTGATACAGATTAGTCATTTTGTTATCCTCAACAAAAAGATAAAAGGCCGTCTGAACATGGCTTTCAGACGGCCTTTAAAGCATCTTTAAACCAGCTTTAATCACTCGTCAAAATAGCGGTCTATCGTTACATTTTGAGTAACGACAGGGGCGTCGTTTTCGATTTTGACTTCGACCGACACACCAACCACCACGCCTTGCCAGCTCCCCGAAGGCTCATTGATTTGCCAAATCTCGCCTAAATTCGCCATAGGAATGGCGTATTTATCCGATACCGGTAAAGACACCGTTTCGCGTTTATGAACACCGGTCTCGCTTAAAGCGGCGATACCGGCGGCAAGCAAGACCGGCTGGTCGGTATAAAGCGTATTGGTCAGCGCGGAGGCACGCGGCTCGCGGTTGCTGCCGTTGCGGTACACATCCGCGCCTTTGCCCTTGTTATGGCTCGGCCAAACATAAACCCCGTTGGCACGCTCCGATACATTGCGCTGGCCGCTGATGCTGAAAATCACGCTGACAGGGACACTGACATCGGCAGGCGCATCGGAAACCTCCCAAGAAGCCTTTTTCCATTTGGGCTTAAAGCGGACAACAGGTCGGGCACGGTCGCTCTCCACAAATCCCCCGGCGGCTTGAGCCAGCTCTTGCAAAACAGCAATCGGCGTTTTATCGGTCAACGAATACACATCTCCCGGAATCAACCAATCAACCATCGTCCAGCCGTCCAAATCCACACCTGTCGGGCGTAAAACCTCCGTTGCGATTTGTTGCGCATAAATCGGATTGCGGTATGTACCACGGCCTTTAGGCGCATAGTCCGCGCCCAAACGGGCGGTAACACTGCGGCCGGTTACCGTATAGCTCTTTTGTCCGAAGCGGCGGTTGTCGCTGTAATCTTCCGCGATGATGACAAAAGTATCCGCATTGATTTGCACCTCGATTTCGGCTTCCCGGCCTTTCGGGCGGACATCAGGATTAATCTTGGCGAAATCATCGGGCGAAACCGTCAAACTGCCTTGCCAACAATAACCGGCAGTGTCCGTCGTAAAGGATGCAGAAAACAGCCCAATCGGCTGGCCGTCAACCGTAGCCTTAATAATATTTTGCATGATATATCCGTCTAAAACAGGAGTGCTTACCGTATCAAAACAAGCAAACGGCAGCGGAATATGGCGCGCATCGTGTGCAATCTTTTTGCGGTAAAACCGCAGGTGCAGCCGGTTTGAAGGTGGGCGGATACCGCAAACATAAGTCTCAGGCACAGGCTCCGGCTCAACCGGAATCTCATAATACTCGCAAGGCACAGCCAAAGCAGGCAGGCTTTGCGGATGCGCACAGCGTGCCAATACCGCCGCCTCGCGCACCTCCGATACCAAACAATCGCCAACCGGCGCGTCATCGGAAAACACACTCTCCGAACACGCCGCCAAAGCCTCGCCAAGACCTGCCGATGATCGGTCCGCATTACAGCCGCTTAGGAACAAATCATCGGGAAAAGCATCATGCAGACAGCCGTCCAGACCATCCATTCCGACCTGCACCGCCTGCATACACCCGGCAACCCCGTCAGACAAGCCGACCGTTTCATGCAGGCAGCTTTCCAACTCAGGCATATCCGAAAAGGCCGTCTGAAAACAAACCGCCTCCCCGACAGCCTCTGCCGTTATCCCCGACACTTGGGCAGCCATGTCGCCCAAATCATAACGACCGGCCGCGCACACTGCCTGCGTTGACACCGCCTGCTGAACAAAGCCCCACGCCCCCGAAACAGTCGCATAACCATCCGGAGGGCGGTACGGATTAGGCTTAAGCGGCGTATCGGGAACAATCTCACCGCCGTCCTCAATATGGCGTAAAGGCCGTCTGAAAGCCAACGGTAAGAACCTGGACGGCGGACGGGAGCCAATCGCCAAACCGAAAGGCAAAGGGATACGCGCCGAATCAGCATAAATTTTGTCTTCGGACATTTCAGACGGCCTCAACCGCCGCCGTCACGCTCGACATAAGGCTTAATAAAATCATAAGAAACAGGCTCGTATTGCTTTTTATAATCCGTCGCCACCATCAAATACTCCTCGTCTTCCTTGAGCCGGTCAAAGCGGTAGCTGCCGTCTTCTTTGCTCCAAGTATCAGCGATGCAGTACATATTAGGCCGGGTAAACAGATAAATACGGCGCGAAGCCGGCTGGCCGCCCACCGTAACAATGCCCGTACCTTCCCCGGCGATATAGCCGTGGCCGCCGTATTTCCAATGCGGCGATTTGACGGTACGGCTGCGCGCAATCCGGTTGACGATTTTGCCACGCGTCTTGCCGCGCTTAACGGCAAGACGGCTGCGGAAAACATAATTCGGCATGGCTTACAGCTCCCAGGCCGTGAGGTTGATCAGCAGGCCGGAATGATTACCAAAAACTTTGACATACATCCATTCATCGCCGGAATTGTCTAAATTATCGTAAACAGTACCTTGCGGGATAACTCTGTTACTCGGCATCGCTTCGTTTGTACGCATCAAACCCGGAACTAAGCCGCGAATCGCATATTTACTGTCATCAATCGCCTCAAAAAGATACAGATCTGAAGCCGTAAAGCCGCCACTAATAGGACTTGGGTAACTTGCAGCGGATTGAACCACATTAGAACCGGCATAAAATCCATTTGGCGCATCACCTTTGTAATCGCGCATGGCCGCGCAATGAAATCCGTTGGTGCTGCTATTAAGATTAATAAATCCTCTATCTCCATCTGCCCCTAGCCCCAATAGGTTTTGATGTTCATCCGCCACCGCCAGGCTTGGAAACTCTCCAAAATAGAGTACAGGACTGCCGAACGAATCGCCCTGACTCAGCAAAACAAGGGCAAAGGCACGTGCATGACCTATTAAAACCCATCTCAATCTGAAACTATCGTCGTAATAACCGGCGCTAGCAAACCGAACCCTGTTCGAATTACGCCAAACATGCTGAACAGCCTTGCCCGCTGTAGCAGATGTCGGCTCTAAAATCCCGCAGACATCGGTATAACGATTATTTCTGTCGCCACCTGCAAGATACTTCGTATCATCCACCCCCAGCCACCACTTTGTCGCCTTCGGGTGCGTGCTGCGGAAACAGGCTTCTTGCGTCTTTTCAAACGCCATTTCCCATCCCAGCCCGTCCTTGCGTTTATCACCTTCGCCGTAACCGGTAACCAAGCAGGCTTTTAAAATCGTTTTAATGCTGCCTGCCGCCGATTCAACCTGCGGCGCACCCTCATCATCCCAGCGGTAAACCTTTACCGGCACACGTTGCGTATCAAACATTTCAGACGGCCTTTCTTTTTACTTCAATGGTTTATTTAAAACCCTATTAAAACAAAAGCCCCGAAAATCGGGGCTTGGCATAGTTGCACTCACTTGCTTGTTTCTATTTTGTTTTTCAGCGGAAATAAGTAATTTTCGCCTGATTTCCGCTTGCATCGACGGAGCAGCTAAATTGCGCACGCAACATAGCCCCGAAACTGTTTTGCGAATCGACATATCCGCTTATTTCAAACGTCCCATCAGCATTTTCACGTCGTTGCCATCCTCCGAAATCAGCCGAAGCAGGCGATTTTAAAATACCCGTTACCGCGCTTTCGCAGGCTGATTGCGCCTGATATACGCTCGGCTTGGATGACGTGCCGCCGTTTTTAAATGTAAACCAAAGCATCGGGATGGAAACCAGAATCCCGGTACCGATCAATTTCAAGAAATCAGACCCTCCGCTTTTTTTATTTTTCTGTCTGAGCTTTTCTCTTTCTTTCGCTTTTTCGCTTTCTTCTTTGGCTAGTTCGGGATTTTCAGCATGGAGGATTTTATCGTATTCCGCTTTTGCCGCCGGATTCAGCAAATACTCGCGACACCATCTTATCTCATCCAATTCCAGCTCCTGTCGCTCCGCAGCACGCCTCAAAGCCCGTTTAATCTCTTCTTCCGTTGCAGATGACATAATCCCAAGAAGTTTGTAATAGTTTTCCATTTCATTCTCCATATTTATTTTAAATAATGCATTCTAAAACAAACGGCATAAAAAAGAAACAAACGGTATAAAGGCCGTCTGAAAGTCCTATTCAGACGGCCTTATCCCTTATTCGGCCACCGTATTGCCGCGCAAACACGCGGTAAAACCATCGCGGCCGTTTTGCTTGTCCGGCGAAGGCTGGACACTGCGCAAAATCCAAACGGGCAACGGCGTGCCGTAAGTATTGAAGCGGATACAGTTCTGTACCGACCAGCCGCCGCCGAATGCGGCCGCCTTTAGCGTGAAATAAGGCTTGCCGGTTGCCGGATTGGTCGGCGCAAGATCGGTCAAGGTATCGCTTTGAGCGACCAAACCCAGCCGCTCGCCGTAAAGCTCGAATTGGGTTGCAGTAATGAATTTAATCAGCCAACGCTCGGTAATCGCACCGTTGCTGGCCAACTTAATCGGGTAGTCTTTGACATTGGTACGCGCCAAAATAGGCTCCCCGCGTTGCGCGTCACTCCACACATTGTCCCATGCCTGTTGCGAAAACGGCTCGGTAGCACGCACCAGCAAATCGCCGCCGATCAGGGCGGAAGACACAAATGTATGCTCCTTCGGATAATTGCGCCCAATCGCAAACTGGAGTTTCAGACGGCCTGAAATATCGACGCCGGTCACACGGTTTTCCTCCTCCCAAGCGCAAACGGCAGTCAGCGGCAGGGTATATTGCGACAAGTCCAACGGCTCGGCAAAAGTAATGCTGCCCGCCTTGAGGTCTGCCGTGTATTTCTCGGCGAGGACGTGCTTGCCCTTGCTGTCGACCAAGCAGAGGCGGTCGATATTTTGACGGTTGAGCATGATTTTTTGAGCGGCGGTAAACGCGCTGCCCAAATCCTGCTTGAGCCGGTTTGAAATCACGATCATATCGCCTTTCCTAAACACGGGGACACGTCCGTCGGCAGGCAGGCGCACGGCATCAATGCCGATAATCGACGAATCCAAAGGCAGGTTGTCTTGGGTCACGGCGTTGTAGCGTAAATCTTCTGGGTAAAAACCCTCATCGCGCTTGATTTCGTAGAAGCCTGTCTCGTAGTCGATTTTGCCTGTAATGCCGCCGGTAATTCCCCCAGCGGCGTTGCTTCTGCCGACAATTTCGCCATTGCCCGCGTAAACGGTAAAGCTTTCAGGCTTGACCGGCGCGGCAGGTGTGCGGCCTGCATAACCATAACCCTTGATCTGTGGCTGGCGTACGATACCGCCTGTAATTTTAAGATTCAGGAAGGCAATATTACGGTCATTGATAATGACTTTACCGTCAGTAGTCAACGTACCGACTGCATCGCCCGAACCTTGTACTGCATTCCAATTCTTATAAAGCGTACCGCCTCGCTCAATAATCTCTGTCTCGCCGTCATGAAATGACCAGGTATCAAAAACACAGACGCTTCCTTGATCAAAGTCGCTCAAAACATTAAATAACAAGCCGCCGTTCAAGCTGCCACGACGTTTTTTTATTGAAGCTGGATCACTAGTCAGGTAATCTGCATACCAACTGACTATTTTTCCATAACGGTTTATTTCTTTTGTCTCAAGCGATTTTAGGTACTTATGTGGTGTATCCAAAATATTTTGTTCAACCATCGATCTTTCATTACCGGTAACCTGTAACACCGCTTTAGGCACGATCATTGTCGACCCTACACCACTCACACCCTCGGCTATTCGACCGCCGATTGTGAACTCGCCATTTTTCGCAGGGCTGGCGGACAATACAATTTTAAAGCCGCCTGAACCAGTTTTTACTCCCATTACTTCTCCTATCTCAATGCTGCCGCTTCCCAAGAATACCTGTTTGAAACGGTTGTACTTGTATATTCCTCAAAGCCTCCCAAAGCCGTTAAAGAAACAGCGCGCCAATCCGGTACTGCCGTACCTAGTGTGATATTCCATATCTCTCCTTTTTCCTCTGCGGTCAACCCACGCCCATCAGCAAGACCAACCTGAATGCGTTCAGGCTCATCGCAAACATAATCAACTGAAGTAGAGTCAATATAAGCCGGCAATCTAATCGTACCGTTCAAATAATCCACGCTGCCAGTTGCATCACCCGTTAATTTTCCTGCGCCATCGTCTTGCGCTCTTTTCTTACCGTTATTTTGCCAAGTAAGCACCAGCGTTCCCGGCTTAATCGAATGCCCCAGGGAATAAGTGCACTTCCCGTTTGCCGCCTTGGGCAGATTATTTCCGCCCGTCTTTCCGCCATCAAAAGACGTAAAACCAGAGGAGTCTCCCCATTGGAACACTAAGCGGCTGCCAACATCCGGAAGAGACGGTAGATTAAGCAATACACTGCCTGTTGCAGACGATACCGTACCTACACTTTTACCGGCCTCATCCCGTAACACGCCGTCGCCTGTATCGGTCAAAACATACCAAACGCCCAAAGCCATAAAAGACACTTTTAAACTACCCAAAGCAGGATTAGGTCTAAGCAGAGGGGCAAATGATGTACCGTGATTGGTTTCTTTAATTTCTACCGCAATAGCATATCGAGCGGATGATGATTTAGCACCCGGAACCGCAGTTACCGTGTAATAACCTGTCGGCAAACCACTCAGACGCCCATGAGCGTAATCGGCATTGACGATATTGTCCCCGCTTTTAAGTTGACCGAAGCCATTGTCTGTGTAGTTCCCAATCTTGATACTGCCGGGTAAAACAGCCGAAGGCAAAGTTAAGGTTCCACTATCAACACGCCCCGCAAAAAGCTGCTTTTCCGGCGCAGCGGCGACCCATGCTTCCCCGGGAACCGGGTATTCGTCCGCATAAGGTGTCTCGACTGTCGAGGTCGGTACAAGCTTTTCGTAAATGCTTGACACCGTCAGCGTGGCATCTCCTGCCGAAAGGCCGTCTGACACAGGTTTGACACCATAATAAGTCGCGGAATCTGCAACTTGGGTTTCTAAAATCTTAACTTTAGGCGCGGCATAACCTTTGACCGGATAATCGACGCCGTCAAAATCTCGGGTTAACGGATTGCTGATTTCCATTTTGACTACACGGCGCGGCACTTCCTCGACCTCACCGTTTGATTTTGGGATCTCAAAAACTCGCACTTCATCTTCGATGTTGATAATGCGGAAATACTCCGTGATACGGCGCGTCACATCTTTGGTTTTTTCCTCATATTGCAGGCAATAACGCTCGCCGACCTTCGGCAAAGGAGCCTCTACGCGCTGATACGCCTGCACAAGGCGCACGCCTGCCAAATGGCGACCCAATAACGTCATACGGCTTTCCACTGTCGGCACGGAATACGCTTCAATGCGCGGCATAATATCCGCGCGGCTCTCGCCGTAGTTGCGCGCTTTAAACGCCAAGAAAGACACGTTTTCAGAGGTCGGCGGCTCGGTAATGACAAAATGACCGCCGTAAAGCGGCTCGGAATCGTTACGCAGGACGGCAGGGTACAGCAAGCGCGCGTCCAGGCTGCCCATCGTGCGGTCAACGTCCGAGACGGGCGGAAAAATCTCGTTATCCTCGCCCGTCAGCGGCTGGCCGACCATCAAACCGCCGCCGTCAGGCGTATCGGTCATGCGCTGGCTGGGGTAAATCTGCAAATCCTGCTGCGTCAGGCGCGTTGTTTTTTCCATTTTGAAACCTTTTTAAATCCTGTTTAAACCTACTTTCAGACGAAATTAAAACGTCATCAGGCAGAGCTGGGCGGTGTATCGCTCGCTATCCGTTTCCGGCGTTGAGTAATGCACCGGCTCGACATTGTTCAAAGCCGCGTTGTGCGTACGCCAAATAACATTAAATTCGCGGCCGTCGTAGTGCGTCAGCGTCATCTCCAATTCGGGGACGTCCGTCCAGTCGCGCAACGTACGCAAGATACTTAAATCAAGCCATACCCAATCGCCCGACAGCGTAATCGGGCGACCGTTTGCCTTAATGCCTTGTTGGATAACCAATCCGCCCGACAAGGTGCGCTGCGGAGCGGCCTGCGCCACCTTGTTCCATTCAAATTCATCGTCCCAGCGCATATCCTGCGGCAGATGTACGGCCACGCCATTGTCTTTCCGTTTCAGCGTCCATTCTTGATTTGCCATTTCAGACGGCCTTTGCGTATTTTTCTCAAAACCCTATTAAAACAAAAGCCCCGAAAATCGGGGCTTGGCATGGTTGCAGTCAGATGGTTGCAGGCCGTCTGAATTATGTCGTGCGCTTTAATGAAGCTTCTAAACTATTCATAAAACCGTTAACAGCTTTCTCGGCAACCGCTTGGTCGCGCTGCGCCAAAATTTGGTTAAGCTTTTCCGGGTCGATATTAACCTGCGGATTGCCGATTTGTTGCAACCGCTGGGCGGCATTACTGTTACCATACGAACCTTGGTTGCGGACTTGCTCTTGCGCGGCAGATTCGGCGCGCTTGCTGCGCTGCCTGTTGTAAATCTGTTGCTGCAAATCGATTTGACGCTGATATTCGCGCGCAACGTCGGTTTGTTTGAGGCGGTTGGCATTGTCGAGTTTTTGTTGCAGCTCACGGATTTTTCTTTCTTGCTGCAAAGAATAAACCGCCTCCGTATTGCCATTAAGCTCGGCAAGTTCGGCCTCAAGCGCGCGGGTTGCATCATGTGCTTCTTGGCGCAGGGCATTCAGCCGGCGTTGGGCATCGGATATCGCATTGCGGAATTTTGTCAGCTCAGTATTCCCCAATTTATCGGCAGCACGAGATGCCGCACTGGCCGCATCGTTCAAGATATCCTGTGTCACTGCGCCTTGAGCAGAAGCATTGGTCAGCCTTTGCATCGCGGTATTCGCGTTGTAAATCTGTTGCGTGTACTCTTTCATCTGAGCAGCGCGGAATGTGGCCTCCATGCCCAACTTAATCCCGGAGAACTGTCGGTTCATCAAATCCAGCTGCTCATTATTGAGCTTGTAAAAGCCTGCCGTTTGCGTCAGACGGTAGCCGTAATCACTAAATGATTTAGATGCATTTGCCGCCGCTTTAGCTGCATTGTCTGCCTCCGCTGCCGCCTCTTTGTTGGCTGTCGCCACTTTTCTGACCGATTGGGCATGGTTTTCCGCTGCTTGCGAGCCTTTTTCATGCGCGGCTTTCGCGGCTTCGCCTGTTTTAGCGGCAGTATCGTTTAGCCCTTGATAAGCGGCTTTTGCTTTTTCCGCACCACCCGTCGCCGCATCGCCCAACCGGGCAAGCTGCTCCTGCGTCAACAGTGCCGCGTCTCCGCTGGCTTTGAGCTGGTGTTGAAACTCGGCAAATTCCTCCTTGCTTTTAAGTTTGCCCATCATGGCCTCAAAGGCTGCCTGTATCAGCTTGGCATCTTTTTGACCGGCGGCCGCCGCTTCTGTCGAGGCTGTCTGAAAATCAGCGAATGCCTGCCGCGCGTCGCTGCTGATACCCGTCATCACGGCCTTGCTGTCCACGCCGATTTTGGCGAAGGCGTCGGCAACCTTGTCCGTCGACTCCCTTGCCGTATCTCCGATTTTCTTAATTTCCTCGGCCGTCAGCCCGGATTGTTTGCCTACCTTTTCCAATTCGGCCAAAAGAGCATCGGTTGATTCTTTACTGTCCATCTGCTTGAGCGCGGCCTGAAACACCCGGCCAATCTGCTCGGCATCGTTCCCATACCTTGCTGCGGCAGTAGAAAAGTTGGCAATGCCTTCCGCTGATTTTTTACTTATGCCGGTGGTTACCTCTTCCGCCGTCAAGCCCAATGCCTTAAGGGCTTTTTCCGCTTCGGAAAGTTCGCCTGTATCTGCGCTGATTTTGATATTTTTCTTATCCAGCTCGGCTTTCAGTTCGGCGGTTTTAAGGCGTGCATATTCCAGCTTTACGGCAAGTTCGTGATAAAAGTCGCTGTTTTCGCGCCCGTCGGCACGCAAGGCAGCCATACTGCGCTCCAACGCAGCTTGTTCGGCAGCGGAAGCACGATATTCGGCTTGCAGGGCTTTGACGGCGGTTGCCTCTTCTTCGGCAGCTTTTTTCTTGGCGACGGCGGCTTTTTCGGCAGCTTCCTGGGCTTTTTTATCCGCTATCTCCAACTCGCGCTTAATTTGGGCTTCGGTTTTGAAAAACTCGTGATACTTGTCGAGACCGCCGGTGGTAAACAGACTATCCAAAATGGCAGGAATACGGGCGAGGTTATCGCCGAAAATTTTTGCTAAATCCGTATTTTCGCGCAGCCAGCCGCCCACACCACGGCCAACCTCAAAAGCAGCAAACAATAATCCGGCATTGGACGCCGCCGTCTTGAGATTTTGAGCCAATGCTCCCGCAGCCGCCGCGCCATTACCGAAACCGTTACCGGCAGCAGCGGATTTGAGCGCGATGCCCAGCTCTCGTGCAGCGACAGTGGTAGACAGGATGGATGCTTTGGTTGCTTCAATCCCGACACGCTGGGTCGCAAATGATGCCGATACCGCACCACCAGTCAGTCGAACAGCCGCCTCATAAGCCTTGACGGCAACTGCGCCTGCTGCGAACAGTGCGGCAAGTTGCGTCAAGGCCGGGAACTCTTCGGTAATCGCTCCGATTGCACTTGCCACACTGCCGGCCGTACTCGCCAATAGAGACACTAAAGGCAGCAACTTTTCGCCGACCTCGATGGCAACGTTGATGATTTCCTGCTTGGCTTTGGCAATCTGCGCCTCGCTGGTGGACATGGCGTTTGCCACCTCTTTTTGCATCGCGCCAACAACTTGTCCCTTGTCGGCGACCAAGCCCAAAGCCTTTTCATATTCGCCCAACGAGCCGACCAAAAGCGCGATGTCGTCGCTATATTCCGTACCGAAGAGTTGCGAGAGTGTCAGGGCGCGGCTTTGTTTATCCAAGCCTTCGAGTTTGTGCAAGAAGTCCGTCAAAGCCTGCTGCGGATTGGCGGCGATATTAGCCGCCATCTCATCAGCAGACGTACCGATACCTTCCAAGGCCGCCTGAAAGTCTTTGCCCTGGCTTTGCGCGGTTTGCAGTTTTTGCAGCATGGCATTGATGGCGGTCGCAGCCACTTCGGGCGGTTTGCCCAATGCGATAAATGCGTCGGCAAGCGCGGCGGCTTCGTCGGCAACCAAGCCGAACTGTTTCGCCGTACCGCCGATACGCGCCATTGCGGCGACAATGTCTTTTTCTCGTGCGGCAGTATTGTTGCCCAAAACGTTGATGGCATCGCCGAGTTTTTCCACTTCGCCGATTGGGAGTTGGAACACATTGGCAATCGTCGCGGCGGCATTGCCTGCCTCTTCCGCGGTCATACCGAAGGCAACCGACATCTTGGACGCGATGGCGGTAAATTCCGACAACTTCTCAATTGGGATGCCGAGCTGTCCGCCAGCAGCGGCAAGATCCGCCATTTCAGCGGCGGAAATGCCCAATTCCGCACTCATTTTTTTCAGTTCGTCTGAAAGTTGGGCGTACTGCTCGTCCGTGCCTTCGGCAACTTTTTTTACACCCGCCATCGCAGTCTCAAACTTCATCGCCTCTTTGGCGGCAAACGCCAAGCCGCCTGCCTTACCGACCAAACCTTGAACTTCAGAGGCAATTTCGGAAATAGACGGCTTCACGCCTTTCAGGCTGGCTTCAAGCTCGCGCACCTTGCCTTCCTGCAACTGCGCCGCCCGGGCTAATTCTTCATGCGAGAGTGTGCCGCTGTTTTTAAGCAATTCGTAGGCGTCTTTGGTCTTTTGGATTTCCTGCCGTGCCTTGTCGTCGGTATCGATGCCGAGCTGGATTTTGGCATCGGCGATCGCCTTTAGGGTTTGTGCTTCGGCGGTCAGGCGGTCGAGCTGCGCCGTTGCGGCAGCGGATTCGGACGACAGGCGCGCCTCTTCGGCGGCAAGGTTTTTGACGGACACCCCAGACACCGACATCGCATCGCGGGCGGCATACAGCTTGCCCGTTAGCTCGGTTTCACTTTTTGCCAGGCGTTCGGATTCGGCGCGAAGTTTCGCCAAATCGGCCTGCTGTTGCTGCGTACCGCCACCGCGCATGGATTTCTCCAACGTCGCGGTCAGCTCGTCCAGTGCACGCATTTCTTTAGCGGTATTGTCCAATTCCGCCGACAACGCCTTATATTCTGCAATTGCCGCCTGTTGCGCTTGTGCTTTGGCCAGCGTTGCGCCCAGCTCTTTCGCTTCGGTGGTCAGCTTGCCCGTATCGATGCCCGCCGCCTCGATGGACTGCGCCAGCGCGTCGATGTTTTCAACGCCGGACACGCCCGCCTTAATCTCTAAACCTGCCTGAATATTCGCCATGATTTAATCCTGTTTTAAAACCCGTTTAAAAAAGGCCCCCCCACAACCAACACCCCCCCCCCCGCCCCCCCCACGCCTGTCCTCTCCGC